ATGTACATTTATCCGACGGCGGAAGATCAAAAACGTTCGATGTAACTCTGTGTATTCAGCCGTATTCGCGCGAGATGTGACGTAATGCCGGGGAGTGGTGGTGCGTAAGACGTGCGAGGAGTGCGGCGGCGGGTTCGATACGGATCGGTCGGACACGCGGTTCTGTGGTTCGGCGTGTCGGGCGCGGTCGTGGCGGGGTGAGTCGCGGCCACCGGGGTCGGTGGTGATCCCGGTCGGGGGCGGTGAGGTGGTTGTGCCTGCCCCGGCGCCGGGCGGCATGGTGGAGCGGGTGCGGCGGGTGTTCGACGGCCCGGGTCTGCTGGACACGTGGGAGGCGGGGGCAGCTCTGGATCTCGCGACGGCGATCGACGGCAGTGGGCAGACGGGGTCGGCGCGGGCGGCGCTGCATCGGGAGTTGCGTGCCCTGATGGCGGATGCGCTGCGCGGGGTGAATGAGCCGGGTAGCCGAGTGGGTGGGATGCGGGATGAGCTCGCGGCCCGGCGTTCGCAGCGGGGTGCGTGATGTTGCGGAATCTGGCGGAGTTTCTGGGCGAGTTGCGGCATGCGTTGCGGGATCTGTTGGACCGCCTGGATCCGGGTGGGGTGTGATGGCGGCGGCGTCGCGGTGGTCGATGTTGCAGGAGGTGGACGTCTGCTGTCCGCGGTGTCAGCGGGCGTTGCCGCCGGTGCCGGTGTCGACGTCGGTGCACGCGTCGGGGAAGCGGACGCTGCGGCTGGACATTGTGCCGATGCTGGATGAGGCGTGGTGGTCTGCGGCGCGGGCGGATCATCCGCAGTGCGTGCCGGATGGGCGGCCGGTTCCGGTGGACGGCGATGACGGCCGGGAGGTGCTGGAGGGGTGAGCTGGCAGATTGATCCGGCGGATGTGTTGGCGGCGGGGGCGGCGTTGACGATCGCGGCGTCGGTGGTGTGGCGGGACCGGCGCCGGTGACCCCGGTGGCGTTGCTGGCGGCGGCGGTGTTGTGCACGTGGGGGTTCATCGGGTCGACGGTGCGCGCGGATCGGCGGGCGGGGTGGCCGACGGGGTGGCGCGGGGCGTCGCTGGCGTGGGCGGTCGCCGCTATCGGGTTCGCGGTGGCGGCGATGCTGCTGCTGACGTTGGCGGTGTTCCCATGACATGCCGCACGTGCATAGCGCCGTATCCGCGGCCCGCCCGGATACGCGGTGACGTCTCCGACGAGCAGGGCGAGGTGGTGCTGGTGTTCGCGCACGGCAGCCGGGAGGCGGCGGAGGCGGGCGCGGCATGCAACCGTGAGCACTACGGGCACCCGTCCCGCGCCGAACTCCGCGAATCGGTGGGGTGGGTGACGGTGGTGGATCTGCGTCCGGCGATCGCCCGGCTCGCGTGACCGCGACTGCGACGTATACGCCGCTGTACCGGACCGCGCCCGCCTGGTCGGCGACGGACGGGGACCTGGCGGTACAGCTCGCCGAGGACATGGGCTGGCAGCTGGATGAGGTGCAGCGCTGGCACGTCGACGCCTGCCTGGCGGTGGATGGTGAGGGTTTGCCGGCGTGCCGGGAGACGGCGATCGTGGGTCCGCGGCAGACGGTCGGGAAGACGGTGGGCATGCAGGTCGCGGCGCTGTTCGATGTGTTCGTCGCCGACGTGCCGTTGCATGTGTGGACCGCGCATCTGTACTCGACGTCGCAGAAAACGTATCGGGACATGCAGCGCCGGATTTCCCGGTCCCGGGACTACGCCCGCCGGTGCGATTTCCGGGAGACCAACGGCGAACAGAGCATCATCGTCGACGGGGAACGCGTCATCGAGTTCCACGCCCGGTCCGGTAAGCGTGGCCGTGGTTTCTCCACGTCGCGGCTGACCCTGGATGAGTGGCTGTACGGCCGGCCGGGGGATCTGGGGGCGTTGGCGCCGACGATCGTGACGATGCGGGACGCGCAGATCCGTTACGCCTCGAGCGCGGGAAAGCTGGACTCGCGGGCGCTGCGGCAGGTGCGGGACCGCGGCCGGAAGGGGTCGGGGCCGCTCGGCTACATCGAGTTGGGGGCATCCCGGGAGGCGTGCGCGGCGGACGGCGATCAGGCGCCGCACCTGTTCTCCGATTCCCGCTGCCGGCACCCGAAGGACGGCGACCCGGCGTGCGCGCTGAACCGGCCGCACCTGTGGTGGCAGTCCAACAGCGGCCTGTGGTCGGGCAGGGTGCGGGAAGTGGATGTGGCGCAGCAACGGGAGATGCTGGATCCGCTGGAGTTCGCCCGCGAGTTTCTGTCCTGGCATGAGGACCCGCCGGGGGAGGACGGTGGCGCCCTCGACGCGGAACGGTTCGCCGACCTGGCGCGGCCCGACATGCAGCGCGGGCGGCCGGTGTGGTTTGGGGTGGCGGTGGCCCCGGACCGGTCGTGGTCGGCGGTGGCGGTGGCGTGGCGCCGCCCAGGCGGGGGTGTGCACGTGCAGGTGGTCGACTACCGTCCGTATGCATCATGGTTGTCGGATCGGGTGGGCGAGTTGCGCCGCACGTGGGGCGGCACCGTGATCGTCGATTCCCGGGCCCGGGATCTGATCCCATCCGCGCGGGAGCCGGGGGAGCTGGATCAGGCCCTGGCGGATGCGGCACTCTCGGATGCGGTGACGGCGGGGACCCTGTCGCACGGCAACGAACCGGAGCTGCTGACGGCGGTGGGTGCGGCGGTGTGGCAGACGATGGGGGCGCAGCGCCGGCTGGTGTCGTCGGGCAGGATCGACGTGAGCCCGTTGCGTGCTGCTGCGCTGGCGGTGCACGGTGCGTCACAATCAGCGGATCCGTTGGCGCAGGTCTGGTGAGGGGGGCGCATGGCTGAACCGGTGTTCATCGGTGGCCGGTCGTTCGGCGGCGCCGCATTCGGCGACGAGACACCCCGATCGGCCCGCGCGGGCCGCTGGATTCGGGTGCGTCGCGCGGTCCGGGGATGGTCGCGCGCCGCACTCGGCTGGGTTACCCGCCCCGCCCGCCTGCTGCCCGGTGTGGCGGCGATGGGGTCGGCGATCGCCGGGTCGTTCCTGCTGTGGGGCGCCGGCGTGGCGCTGCTGGTGGCGGCCGGGTTCCTGCTGCTTCTCGACGCCCGCACTCCCCGCGGCTGACCGGTGGCCCTGTTCTTCCGAGGCCAGCAGCGGGCCACGAATCTGCCGCAGCTGATCGACGAGGCCACCGGCGGGCGGCGGGGGATCGGCGGCGGTCTGCCGGTCGGCTGGTCCGGGGCCCTGTCCATTCCGGCGGTGTGGTCCGCGGTCCGCCTGCGCGCCAACGTCATCGCCTCGCTGCCGGTGGGGGTGTACCGCACCGGCCCCGACGGGCTCCCCGTCCTCGTCGACACCCCCGGCCCGCTGTCCCAACCCTCGGCGGATTTCGACATCACGTCGTGGCTGCACGCCTCCCAGGTGTCCCTCGACCTGCGCGGGAACTCCTACGGCCGGGTCGTGGCCCGCGACCCCCGCACCCATCTGCCGACGCAGGTGGAGCTGGTGCACCCGGACACGGTGCAGGCCCGCACCGACCGGGACGGGTTCATCGAATACACGTTCGCCGGCAAGAAGGTGGACACGGTCGACGTGTGGCACGAGCGGCAGAACGAGGTACCCGGCTCCGTGCTGGGGATGTCGCCGATCGCCGCCGCCGCCCGCGCCCTCGGCATCACCCTCGCGGCGGAGGACTACGGCGGCAGCTTCTACTCCGACGCCCTCACCCCGTCGGCGCTGCTGTCCTCGGACGCACCCATCGACGAGGACGGCGCGAAGATCGTCAAACGCAGGGTTCGGGCCACGCAGCAGGGCCGGGAACCGCTCGTGTTGGGCGGCAACTGGCGGTATCAGCAACTGTCGGTGAATCCGGCGGAAGCCATGTTCCTCGAGGTGATGCGCTACGGCCGGGAGGACGTGGCCCTGTTGTTCGATGTGCCGGGGGAGATGATCGGCGCCCCCGCGCAGGGCTCCTCCGTCACGTACGCGAACCGGGAGCAGCGGTCCCAGGACCTCCTCGCGTTCCGGCTGGGCCCGGCGATCGCCCGCCGCGAACGCGCCCTGTCCCGGCTGACGGTGCGGGGGCAGTACGTGAAACTGAACACCGCCGCCCTGCTCCGCGGTGACCTCCTCGGGCGGATGACCGCATACGAGAAGGGCCTGAAGATCGGCGCCTATTCGATGGATGAGGTGCGGGCCCTGGAGGACCGGGCGCCGCTCACCCCCGACCAGCTGGCCGCCCTGAAGGATGCCGGGCTGCTCGGCGCCAAAACCACCCCCACCCGACGGCGCCCCCGCCGACGGTGCCACCACGCCCCCGCAGGAGGTTCCCGCGTGACCACGTTTCGAGCGTCTGTCCGCGTCGACGACGGGACGCTGCACACGTCCCGGCCGCTGACCGCACCCGAGAAGGTCGCCGACCTCATCGATTCGGTGATCTACAACATCGCGTCCGGTGACGGTGGTGACGTGCAGTCCGTCGACGTGACGGTCGAGACGTCGGGGGAGTCGGACACCCCGATCGGTGACTCCATCTCCGGCACCTCGAGCACACCGCTCGCCGCGACCCTCGAGGATGACGACGAGCCGACCACCGGGGCGCTGGCGTGAACCGCCGCGCGGCGGCGATGCGCCGCTCCGAGAACACCCGCGCCATCACCGACCGGCCGCGGCAGCGGCGCTGCGGTGAACGCGCCGGCACCCCCGCCGTCGCCCGTGGTGTGCTGCACGGCGTCGAGATCCGGGAGGAACCCGCCGACGCGACTGGCCCCGCCGGGCTGAATTTCCGCGGTTATGCGTCTGTGACGGAAACCCCGTACGACATGTGGGACATGTTCGGGCCGTACACGGAGACGATCGCCGCGTCCGCGTTCGACCAGACCCTCGCCGACAATGCCGATGTCGCGTTCCTGCTGAACCACGGCGGCATGACGTTGGCCCGCACCGCATCCGGGACGCTGCGGCTGGCCGCCGACGACACGGGCCTGCTGACCGACGCCGACCTGGACCCGCAGAACTCCGTCGTCCGGGACCTGATGTCCGGTGTGCGTCGTGGGGACCTGTCGGAGATGTCGTTCGCGTTCACGATCAAGGCGGGTTCCTGGTCGCCGGATTACACGGCGTACCGCATCGAGCAGGTCGACATGAGCCGCGGGGACGTGTCCGTCGTCAACTACGGCGCCAACCCGAACACGTTCATCGGCGGCTCCGCAGCCCCGGCCGAGGAGGAGTCAGCCGATGACGGCACGGTGGACGTGGACGCGCTCGACGACGAGCAGGCCCTCGCCCTCGCCGGGCGGCTGGAGCAGCGGCACGCCCGCCGGGCCGCCGCCGCCCGCGGCGCCCACCTGACCATGACCCGCGCCGAACTGGATGCCCTGGCAGAGCTCGCCGCCCCGCATCCCCTCGCCCGCGTTCAAAAGTGAACGCCCCATGACCCCGGGCCCGCTTCCTCCGCGCCCGGCTGCCACACGTTGCGCCGACGACCGCACCGCGCCCCGCGCCCGGCCCGGCCGATCACCCGACGGACGGCGACCCCCAACCGAACCCGACCAGGAGGTCACCCCGTGAACCCCGACCAGATCAGGGCGCTGATCCGCGAGCTTCTCGCCAAGCGCGCCACCCATGAGCAGACGATCACCACCACCCGGGCCGCGATCGGCGCCGGCGACCCGACGGCGGAGCAGACCACCGCACTCCGCGCGGCGCGGGAGGCGATCGTCGGTATCGACGCCGATCTCGACCAGCAGCAGACCGCGCTCCGCGAGGTGCTGGAGGAGCAGACCCGCAACGCGAACGCCGCCGCGCTCCGCGCCGACATGGGCGACGGGGAACGGCGGCAGGGTGGCGCGGTCGTCGGGCGGGAGCAGCGCACCTACACCGAGGACCGCGACCGCCGCGGCGAAACCTCCTTCTTCGTGGACGCGTTCCGGGCGCAGCTCCTCGGCGACGTCAACGCACTGTCGCGGCTGCAGCGGCACGCGCAGGAGATCACCGTCGAAGGCGAAGGCACCCAGACCCGCGCCGTCACCACCGGATCGTTCAGTGGCCTGGTCGTCCCCCAGTACCTGATCGACCTCGCTGCCCGGGTGATCCGCAACGGACGCCCGTTCGTCAACACCGTGATGCGGCTGCCGCTGCCGGATCAGGGCATGCAGCTGATCGTGCCGCGTGGCACCACCGGCGCCGCCGTGTCGTCGCAGGCGACGGAGAACTCGGCGCTGCAGAATACGGACGAGGTGTGGGCGAACCTGACCGTGCCGATCGCCACCATCGGCGGTCAGCAGGACGTGTCCCGGCAGTCCCTGGAGCGGGGCACGCCCGGCATCGACCAGATCGTGTACCTGGACCTGGCCGGCGCGTACCACGCGGAACTGGACCGGCAGGCCATCACCGGCACCGGCGCGTCCGGGCAGATGCTGGGTGTGGTCAACACGGCCGGCATCGGCGCGGCGACGGCGTTCGGTGCGGTCGTCACCGGTGCGCTGCTGAACACGAAGCTGGCCGGGGCGATCGCCGCCGTGGCGGGGGCCGGGGTCGGCTTGGATCCGGGCCTGATCGTGATGCACCCCCGCCGGTGGGGATACCTCACCTCCCTGTCCGACACCGCCGGCCGCCCGCTGGTCACCCCGGCGGGGGCGAACGGGCAGAACACCCTCGGGCAGAACGCCAGCCCCGGCTCCTATTCCGGTGGGGACACCCCGAACGACTTCCGGGCGGCGAACGTCGTCGGCTACATCCAGGGCATGCCGGTGATCACCGACGCCAACGTGCCGACGAACGTCGGCACCAACGTCGAGGACCTGATCCTGGCGATCGACGAGGATGCGGTGCTGCTGTGGGAGGAGGGCGACGGCATGCCCCGTCAGCTGCGTTTCGAGCAGACCCTCGGCCAGAACCTGACCGTGAAGCTCGTCGCCTACGGCTACGCGGCGTTCACCGCCGGCCGGTACCCGCAGTCGGTGGCGAAGATCGGCGGACTCGACACGACTGCCACCTACGGGCTCGTCGCCCCGACGTTCTGACCCGAACCCGACGCAACAGATCCCTTTGAGAGAGGATCAGCACATGGCTGACAAGAGCACCCCGGCGCCCGCCGAACAGGCGCCGCAGCAGGCGGGGACGACCGCGCTGGCCGACGATCAGGTCGCACCGACGCATTTCATCCCGCAGGCGACGCAGGACAACTACGCGCAGATCGCCCGCGACCAGGGGCAGCTGCGCGACGTCGAACCCAAGCAGGTGATGCAGGAGCTCGCCGACCAGTGGGAGCAGCTGCACGAGCGGCAGCCGCTCGACGGCTACGACCACCTGGCGGCGTGGGCCCGCGACTTCGACCCCGCGATCGGCGGGGCCCCGTCCGGGCTGGCGATCCTGCAGGCCCGCATGCTGGAGTCCGCGCGCCGTGACCCGCAGCAGGCGGTGATCGGCGATCAGGCGCTCGTCGAACAGGCCGTGGCGTCGCAGCGGGCCGCGGACGAGGGGAAGGTCGGGTCGACGTCGTCGCCGACGATCGGGCCCGACTCCGGTCTGCTGCCGAACCCGGGGCCGCTGCCGGTCCCGGAGGACGTCGCCCCGTCCACGGCGTCGCAGCAGGAGCAGCAGCAGGACACTCCGCCGCCGCCGGCCGCTGAGCCGACCCCGGCGGACACGTCCAGCAAGTCCAGCAAGAGCAGCGACACCAGCTCGAGCTGACCCG